TGCCCTATGGCTGGCAGTGAGACATCGCCACTAAATTGAATCATTTTTTGTTGCATTGTTTCCTCCCAGGTATTGCACCACCGTAATGCAAAACAGGGCGTGACGCCCTTTTTATTGGTGCGCAACATATTGATTTTAAATACCTTTATTTTTTAGTGTCCACAATTTGCCCCATTCTAAGCACGACTGGAATCAACTATTTTTATCTAAAAAAAATGGCTATGCCCGCCTCTACGTCTAATAACTTAATCCAACCTAATGATTGTTATAATTATTTATTGAAATATCATTCCCCTAGTTTACTATTTAAACTCGTTTAATTACAAAAAGGAGTTTAATACATGTACACCTATAAGATGATACAAGTACCGCCCAATATCTCAGTTAAAGCACGTGACAACAAAGCAGGAATAGCAGCAGCTTACCTTCAAGACGTGGTAAACGAACAAGCCGCCAACGGCTGGGAGTTTCAGCGGATAGACACTATTGGGATTGAAGAAAAGCCAGGGTGTTTCGGTGGCAGCAAGACAAACTTTACTCAGTACTACGTTATCACTTTTAGAAAAGAAGTGGATTAATGTTAAAAGTCTTGAGTATTCGCCTTGTGTTGTTCTACCGAGCACATGCGCCAATGAATATTCGTAACAGATGTCGTCACACCCCATCTTGTTCAAAATACACACTGATTGCATTAAAGCGTTTTGGATTCGTAAAGGGGTGGAAACTAGGTTTAAAGCGGATTTATCGTTGCCGTCCACCGAATGGCGGTATTGACTACCCGCCACACAAGTAATGCCTAAGGCCGCCATAGTCGACGGCCTTTCTCAAGACCAAAGCGTAAATTTCAGTTTCATATTTAACTAACTATATGTTTTTATTGTAATTTTTAAAATCTCTCAAGCATTCCCTCACCCTCAAGCCTTCACGTAAAATAATTTTTTCTTTTATTTTCAATGTAATAAAAACAGGCCGATCACATTCGTGATCTTTCTGTTTTCAATTAACTGAAAAAGCACGTAATTTTTTCAGTTCCGCAGATCCTTTTTAGATCCTTGCTGCGCGGGCTTTTGCGGCCCTTTATTGCAATATCCAGAACTGAAAAAACTTTAACCACGCACAAGCGGCGGGCGTGCGGGTGAGCGCGGTTTTCGTCCCGCTGGCGTTCCGGTGTTCAGATTTTGACCGCGCGCCGTGTATCGAGCACCGCCAGACCTGCAGGACCGCCATAAATGACCGTGTTTGCCGGAATGAGGACGTAAAAAAGCCCGCGCAGGCGGGCAATGAGAAGGGATTAGCGTTCTATGATGGGGGATAGCTGCGCATGTAGCGTTGCAGCATTGACAGATTCAGCCGTAAACAATGCGGCGGTTGTAGGTGGGCTACTGGGGCCGCACTGGCAGTTATGGATGTGCGCAGCGTCAGCCGCTGCTAGCCGTTGAACAACCATCATCAGGTTATCCAACAGCACAAAAATATTTATTGCGTCCGTGCCGGTCCAACTCTTTCCGGCTTCAAAATGCTGCAATTCTTTAGCCACGCTACGCCGCAGCTTGCCGACGACTTCAACCAACTGCCCGCCGACAGCGTGCCGGTGATCTCCTCCTGCTCCGGTGTCAATATCACCTGCAGTCATCTGCTCAATAGCGCCCAGGGTATGCAGGATATGCGACCCGCCAACCTGTAACACATCATCACCCGTTACGCTGGCGCGACGCTCCGCGACGTCCGTCTGTTCTTCATCCACCGTCAACTTTCGCACCCGCGCAACTTCGGTCAGTGCCTGATCGGTTTCGCGGCTGACATCGCCGCGACTGTTTGTCTTATGCAGAACGCCCGCGCGCGACTGCTGCACCTGCTCACCCGCAGCAACAGCAGGCAGCGTCAACCCCTGCGCCATTACCTGGCGGATGTGTGGGCGGTCCGGGCGTGCCTCACTGAATCCCAGTTCGACCAGTGTTCCCGGCGCTGGGTACTGCATCAAGCCGCTATCGCTTCCGCCAAACCCAACCGGCAACGGCACAGCCTGATAAACAGGGACCGTTTGATCTGGTTTCCCGTCTTCATCAAGTAACTGAACATTGACGGCAAAACGCGGACGGAATGGATCTGATATGTCGCTATGGCCGGTCGTGTCGCTGATAGCCTCAACGCGGCCAATTTTTGGCAGGTGTAAACCTGCGGCCAGTTCCGGAAACTCCTTTTCAGCCTGGCGGCGGAATTGCGATTTTTGCGCCTCGCGGCCTTTGCTGTCTGTTACTGCCCATTTGACTGACATCTGGTCATCAGTCAGATCGATACGCTTAACCCGCTGGCCGTTAACGACAGCGCCAGGCCGCAGTGACGGCACGCACACGATCCGCATAGTGTCGCCGCCAGTCTGCTGATCAGAAAATCCGGGCGGTATCTCAACGGGCAATGACGGCCATCGGGATTCCTGCCAACTACCAACAAACACAACACCTTCGGGCAACTGCTGCCAGATATAATCCGGGATAGAAAAAGCGCGCCCCAGGTTGTTTAGCAACTGATAGCCGCTGCCTGAATGGGTAAAGTTAGGGATCGGCGTATCGGTGTATTTCTGCCCGTCTGGCAGCGCAAACGCCAGCCCGCACTGTTCAGTAACCCAGTTACAGACATCCCGTAATGTTGGGTGCTGTATTGAACAGGGCATAGGGCGCGCCAGTATTCCCGTTAATTCACGCACCAGGATACGCTGCCAGCCCTTTTCCGCCTGCTGACTACGCTCAACAATACCAGTGAACCAGCGCAGCATTTTTCCGGAATACCCCAGATCCAGCGCGACCATTTTTCCCTGTAAGTTTTCATCACCGGGGACCGTGACAAAACCCAACCCAGCGCCGGACAACTCCAGCGCCAGATGTACATTAACCGGCGTTACCGTCTGCGAACCGATATAAAAACGGCTTGTTATCTTCATTTGTCTTTGTCCGTTTTGACAGCTGATCCGGCCGTACCGTTTGACGTCGTATCCGCTTTTGATTCAGACGGCGACGGGGCCAGCCAATCATCAATTTTTTTCCAGAATTTATCTGATGACGACATTTCAGTGTCTGGCGGTGTATTTTCCCCAGAAGATGCACCCGGCGTCGTAATACCTGGCGTTGTCTGCGAAACAACCCCGCCCAGTTTTGAAAATACGTTGGCCTCTTTTTTCTCCGGCACACTGCTGTACTCCCGCAGAGTGAACGACACGTTCCACGCCCGCAGTGAATCCGATTCCGGCGCGCTCAGACGCCCGGTGAATGTCGCCTGGCGCATGTTGATCGCCGTGGCGGTGAGATTAGAAACGCGGTAAACCGTCTGCTTTCCGCCCTCGTCCACCCCTTCCGCCAGTTCAAAAATACGCGTAAGAAATTCAACATTACGAAACGGGATCACGCCGCTGACGTTTAATTCCTTTGCTTTTATCCCGCCCTCACTTTTCTGCGTTCCCGACGTCTGGCCAGACTGATCTTTGTCTTTGAACGGCAAAACAGCCTCCACTTTCAGATTCAGCATTTTTACCGTTTCGCCGTTCAGCGTTAAAATTACTGGGTGTCTCGTGCTCATATGCAGCCCTTCAAAAACGACAGATCCGCGCCAGTGAACAGCACGACAGCAGTAAAAATAAAAGAATGGCCGGGCGGGCTACTGGATTCCAGCGCAGACGCCAGTGACGCACCGCCACCGCTTCCCTTCCAGGACCAGACCTGCGCGGCGGTTTCGTTCAGCTTGTCAAAGTCACCAGCCAGATCAGAAACAGCCTTTTCACGCAGCTTTACCAGTTCCGCCAATGTATCGACCGGCGCGCGGGTTTTATGTGCGGCCAGCATCGCCATTTCTGACAACAGCAGGCGGCGCGATTCACGGTGATTTTTTTCGATCAGGTCGCCAGACTCCGGCCACGCCGGATAGGTCAGCGCGCCGGGGCGTTGCATTTTCTGGGATTCCTTGCCAGCGTGAGCGCGGGCGGTGTTCAGTGCCTGCGTAAATCCGGGGGCGGGCAAGGTGTCACAGACTTTTGTCAGCTTGCTAATGAAGTCCCCAATCTGACCAGCGCAAACAAGTAAACAAACGGCGTCACCGCCTGCGCCCATTCTCAGATCTGCACCATCGCGCAATTTTTCGGCCAGCCGTTTGACGGCGTTCGGCGGGCTAAGATAAGTGCCGCTTTCTTCCTCCTTACCCGCGCCAAACGTCCAGTTATGAACGGCGATTTGCTGCCCGTTCGTTGTCAGTTTATCCAGTTCGACGCGCAGATCGGCAACCTGATCCGCCTGCCCCGCCAATTCTGGCTGCGGCCACTGCGCCCGCGATTCCAGCGCGCGCAATGCGTTAATGCCAGGGGATGACAGCGACGACAACGCACCGTTTAACGTGTCATGCGGCGTTTTCACTTCATCCGGCAGTTTTAACTGTCCATTACTCCACGCCATGAATAACCCCGCTCCCATTCGCTGGAAACCAGCGCGTGTAACTGGCCGGGCGAATAACGCCAGGCATCCCGTAACTGCATAAATTCGGCACAAAACTCGCTACAAAACCACTTTTCAGGATTCCCACGGCAAAACAGCAAAAAGCCGATAACCCCGGCGATGTCGTATTTTTTCCCCGCGTACAGGCGGTAAAAACTGGCGATTTCCTGCGGGCTGGCGCTGATTTCGATCAAGTCCCATTTGTCAGAGGGTAAAGGCATTGTTTTAGCCCTGACCCCGCCATCACGGAACGATGACGAATAGCAGGTAAAATCCGTGCCGACGTCGTAGCACTGCGGCCCCACGGCGATTTCACAATGTGAATACGGACTGCGGGTAACAAGGCGTGTCACCCAGTCCGCCAGGCTGGCTAGTCCGTTGTGATCGCTGCGGCCACGATAAAACGCAATAAACACCGCGTTCATGGTTGCCACCCCAGGGACCAGTCGTAAGCCTCAACGGCGGCAATATCGCCCAGGGCATCCACTGCCGCAATATGCGCCTGCGCAACGGCAAACAAACGCATATCGTGTTCAATGGTCACAAACTCAAACTGTGCGGCGATTGCGTTGGTCAGTTCAATCAGCCCGTTATTTTTGGTTTGCCACATCAGACCGGGCGGAACCGCGCCCGCCTGTCCCATTTTTGCCAGCGTCATCTGCTGAATGCGGCTGTTAGCGTCGCTATGGAAGCGATTCCCGTCGATCACGATGTAATCGGCGGTGACGGCGTCCCTATGTGCTTTTATATCCTGTTCAACCTGCGCTTTAATCTGCTTCAGCGCGGCGGCAAATGCTGCCGCGTCATAAATCCATTTATCACCGTCCAGGCGATAATATTCGCCCGGTGGCGGCGTTGTTACGAGCTTTCCAGCAGCGGGATTTACCCAGCAATCACGATCGCGGTAACGCCACTGCACATCCGTTAATTGCATGACCGTTTCAGGCAGAACAATGTCAAACTGATCGGTGTCCAGCCATGCTAGGACCTTCATTGATTCAGAATCAAAATATACATATTTCATTGATCACCATGACAATTTAACAAAACCCGGCGACCCATTGCCGCCCGGGAAACAGTTCGCACCAGAAGTCCCATAAGCACCAGCCGACCCGCCCGCACCGTATCCGGTGCCATTGTGACTACCACCGATAACCCCGCAACCACCATCGCCATATACTGACGACGCTCCATTATTGCCCGCAGTGGCTTTTGTAGTACCAGTACCGCCAGTAGTACCACCATAACCACCAGAACCACCGGGTGACGACACTCCCGAAAATGAAGACGCGCCGCCAGCAGTCCCCGAATTACCCTTGGTCATATTGCCTGCTGATGACGTGACTACGGTTCCCCCTACCCCCCCA